GCTTCTTCCAGTATGTACCCAAGACCTTTAGGGAGCTTGCTCAGTTTGATCTTTTCTCCGGCTTTGAACTGCACCGGCTTAATGATTTCATATAGGCCCTTTCGGACCCTCTTTAATTTGTCGGTGCGAACGGCTGCCTGTTTTTCGGATAGACCGATTTCGCCGGTAAAAAGTTCTACTGTGTTTGTTGTGATATATTCCATTTGGCAACTCCTTTTGTTCTCTCGCAAAGGCGCAAAGACGCAAAGGTAATGCGAGAGAACTTATCGTTAATCCTATATCAGTGTTACCAGGCAAGCATTTTGCCAGTACCCGTAACCAACGTTTCGCCAGGTATCGACGCCATACTGATGGGCATCGTTGTCAAACTCATACTCACTGCCTTCACCTTTGACCTTGAGCTGCACGGCGGTTTCTTCCTGCCGGATTAAGGCTTTAACCGCGCCGTCGGTGCGGAATACCGGAAACCTGTCCGTCCATGCAGAAAGTCTTACATTTGCCTCAACATCGATGGTGAATTTTTTCTTGGACGCGGTTAAGGCGGTCTGGCTGGCCGCTACCTGCCGGGGTGTGTCAACCGCCTGCAGGGCAACGTTCATGAAAGCGACGGGGACCATGACCAGAAAACTTGTCGCATTTTCGTTCATGGGTTCGCCCTGATCGTCCTTAAAACCGCATATCGCCTCAATGCCCTTTACGATTGCCCACTGCATTTCTTCAACACTTGGCGCGGTCGTGGATCCGGTTACCTCACAGGGCATGGCCGAAATATCGACCGTGATATCGTTGTCCTGTGACCCGCTGTCACCCTCTTCGTGATCGGTATCAAAGAAATACTGACCGTCATAACAAACCGTTGACTCTCCGGCCGCGATGATGGTTGAAAGCAGACTGGCCCAGTGGGCGTTTGTGCGTCTTGCAAGCTCCGCGATCCTGACACGGGCCTGCCCCGATTTATCGCGTCTGAGATCCCTTAGAAGGATTTCCAGGGTAGCTTCATAATGCGTATTTGTAATGATCTGGCTGCTTTCCCTGAAGCCCTTGGCGTTTCTTCCGCCGACCCACTCTCTCAATACCGGGGCCATGCCCAGCCAGGCATATTCTTCCGACGCCTGGTCTGATGTGAAATAGTTTGAAAGAGCGCTAACCCAGGACGCTCCAAGATCCTGCGCAAGCGTCTTGTAGAATATCCCGATGATCTGTCTTTCCGTTAATTTTTCGATTCCCATTTTTATGTCTCCTTTTTTTTGGGTTCAAGGTTCCGGGTTCAGGGTTCAAGGTTTCAACCTTTGAACTTTGAACCTTTGAACTTTGAACCTTTTTATGTTATTCTTTCACCCAAGTTCCAACTGTCCGGGTAGCAGTCCAGCCCGTAGCATCGCCATATTCCAGATCAACCAGATCCCCACGATTTGCGGTTGCCTTTGTGTTGATAAGATCCTTGTCGTCAACTGCCGTCAAATCGGTTCCCTGAATGTTATCATTGGCATTCGGACTGATAGTTATGATTGCAACCCCATAGGCCGCACCGTTGACAATTCTAAAACCCATCTTCGCAACTGCCGGAAGTGTAATGACAAAGGCATCCGTGTCCACCTGAAACAACTTCCCGGTGTCCTGCGCGTCCAGGGTTTTGTTGGCGGAAAGGGTTTCAGCCGTAAGGCCGTCATGCGGATCAACCAGGACTCCGGCGTTAAATTCAACGATAGCAACCCCGGATGAAACATACCTTCGCATAAAGCCGATAAAAACACCGGAAGCCTTTAAAAACGTGAAAGTGTTGTCATCCGTGGCATAAACCGGTTGATTCACATCCGTAATCACCGCGCCTGTCACCGAAAGACTAACGGAACCGCTCTTAATGGTCCGAACATTGATGGCCGCTGCGGCCCCGTCTGAATTGTCCGCCTTTTTTTCCGCAAAACCGCCAAACTTATCAACGGAAGTAAGCGGTCTTGCATGGCCGGATGCGATCACAATGCCAATAGCGGCCCCTTCATAAACAATGTCGTCCGCTATTACCGGAAATTCGTTTCGTTCCCCAAGCTCATATGTTCTTGGGGTATCTGCTGCTAATGTAGTCATAGGATTTTCCTCCTGTTATTTTGGGTTCAGGGTTCTGGGTTCAGGGTTTTAACTTTTGAACCTTGAACCTTTGAACTTTGAACCTTCTGTTATTTTTTGGCTATGATTTTAACTTTTCCATCGTCCGCTGCTTTTGCGTATGCAAGGAACGAATCAAAATCCCCGTCAAATTCATCCTGCAGGGCTTTGTTCTTAACCCATTTTGCCTTGCACTTGTCCTCTATCGGCAGGTTTGGATCTGTTACCTCCGGATCGTCGGCAGCAGCTTGCGCCACGGCAGCCGGAGCATCCGCCTGATTGTCGGCAAGTGCTTTTACCCTGGTCGCTTTTTCAGCTGCTAACACTTGCACCGCGGCCTGTTCTCCGGTGGTTTTGCCGTCCCACATGAGGCCGTTAATCAGCTTTTCGTGGCCGGGAATGAGCTGGTCTTGAACAGCCTTGATCCTGTTACGCTCACTCTCCGCCCCTTCCTTTGCGCCGGTTTTTTTGCCCTCGTCAATCAGGTCGGTTACGATTGTCGGATGCTCGGCTCGGATGAGATCGAGCGTGATTTCCGCTATTACAATTTGTTTCGGCATAAGATTTACCTCCTGTTTTTTAATTTTTCCGGTAATTCCGTTTAAGAAATTTTCCGGAACATTTTTATACTGCAACAAATCTTCAAAATTTGCCTGTATGTTAACTCTTTCGGTTATTTCATCCGCAAGGCCGTATTTCAGGGCTTCGCTTGCGGTTATCCATGTTTCGTCCGTCATCATTTCCGATATTTGGTCGTTGTCCAGTTGAGATTTGTCATGATATGCCGCCACAAGCCCGATTTTTACTTTTTCAAGATTGTCGGCCATTTTTGACATATCTTCTGCGGTACCGATCACCATGCCTGAAGGATTGTGGATCATCAGCATTGCGTTTTCAGGCATTTCAACGGTGTTACCCGACATCGCGATAACGGAAGCGATACTTGCTGCTATGCCGTCTATCTTTACGTCAATTTTGGCCTTGTGGGCTTTTAGCGAGTTGTAAATAGCATTGCCGTCAAACACATTGCCGCCGGGGCTGTTGATATGAAGTTCTATACTGTCAACATCGAGGGCCCGGAGATCCTCGACAAACCGTTTTGCGCTGACACCTTCGCCCCGCATATTCTGGCCGATATGCTCATAAATCAGAATCTGGGCTGTTTTATTTTTCGTTGCCCGTATCCGGTACCACTGTTTTGTTTGTCCCATTGTTCATTTCCTCCAATGATGGTTCAAGACCGGCCCGCCGCCGTTTTTCAACCTCTTTTGCCCTTTGCGGATGTTTCAATTCCCAATCCCCGCCTGTCAGGGCCGCTGTTTCTTCGCTGAGGGTTGTCAGTCCCATGTCCACCCGTTTTTCTGCGGCGTCGACTTCTTTTTTCTCGTCTATCTGACCCCTGGCCGGACCGGTCCACTCCGATCCAAGATATGCCGCCCGGATAAGCGGATCTCCGTTTAAAAAGCCCGGTGCTGCAATGCGACCGCTTGCCACGCCCTCTGCCATCCAAAGTTCATACACCGGTCGGCAAAGCATGTCTGCCAGCCATTTGCGGCGGCCCATAAAAAAACGCCATGCCTCCAGCATGGCCGCTCTGGCTGCCGAGTAAGACGCTGTAAAATGTTTAACAAGAATTTCAAAGGGAAGTTCCAGGGCCGTCCCTATTTGCCTGCACATGGCGAGCACAAAGGGATCGAACGATTCGTTCGGGCGTCCTGGATTTGCTATGGAGATGTCCTCTCCCTGTGCAAGATCCAGTATTGCACCGGCTCCCATTTTGTAGTCTTTGTCGCTTGCTTTCCCGCCTACTTCCGTTTGGGGCTCCATTATACCCATACCGCCTGTGTATTCGGATTTAATGAAGACGGTAAAAAATGAGCCGATAACCGTGGCGGCCAGCTCGGCGTCCGTATATCTGCCGAGCTGTTTTAGTTCCTCGATGACCGGCGCCAGATCGGGCACGCCCCTTGTCTGGCCTACCCGTTTTTTATGAAACAGGTGTATAACGTTTTTGCGGCCTGTTTTAGGTCCGTATGCCTTTATTTCTTTCCATTTGTTGTTTTTGGCATAGATGTTTCCGGGATGGCCTTCCAGGATATTGTATTCGGTGGGTGCTCCAGACTCATCTTTTTGTATGCCGCCTGACAGGGTATCGGTATCACCGATATTGTCTTTGTTGCAAACGCAATCCGCCTCGATCGTTTGTAATTGCAGTCGGTATGGACGATCCTTTTTCTTTCTTACAGGTGTCAGAACAAAAACATCCCCGTTTTCAAGGGTTGATCTAAGGTTGAGATCCTGAATCCCTGCAAAATTCAATATTCCGGCCACATCGCAATCGGTTGAATCCGCCCAAAGACGCCATTCCGCTTCCGTTTTCTTTTCCCACGCATCCGCTTCATCTTCGCTCATGCCCAGGATGTTTCTGTCGATCCTGGAGCGCAAGACAAGACCGGTACCCACAATACTCGTGACCTTTGTGTTGATTGCACCGGCTGCAAGAGGATTGTTTCGGATTAAGTCCCTGGATCTTTCTCGCAGATCGGGAAGTTCCGCTATAATATCGGTGTCGGCATCGCCCGCGCTGACGTTCCATTCGGCGAGAGGTCGTCTGCTTTTTGAGGCGCCCTTGTAGGCTCCGGCCAGGGCCATAACCATGCGGGCCTTCATCCTTCTTGCGCCCCGTACCGGAGAAAAAAAGGAAACGGTTTTGTCTATGAGATTTTGTTTTAAATCCAGTTCGTTTTTGCGGATGACCTCTTTCATTCCTACCCTACGGGTGTAACCCCTCTGACTGTTATGCCGCTATTTGTGAGTCTTTTAACCTGGTTGTCCCAAAACACGATGTTTTCTCTGATTTCTTTGGCATTTGCCCTGGTTAGAGAACGGCCGCCGATAGTGTAAGCTTGCCCGGCGGCAACCGCCGCATCTGCGGTTATCCATAAATCAAGTTGTGTTTCTGCCTGGGCGAGTGTAATTCCGGCCATAAAAAAACCCCATGTATAGTGGTTGAAAAAATATCACACACTATAACATGGGGTTTTTGGGAAAAATGATGATCTGGTTAAAAAAGGGCGAGAATAATCGAAAAAAGGGCGAGAATAATCGTTGACAAGGATTTTTGATTGCAGATTTATGATTGCAGATTGCAGATTTTAGGGAGAGTTTTTAAAACAAAAATAAAGCCTCACGATGATATTTCCGATGAGGCTTTATTTTTGTTTGAGGATTTTTTAGATCAATAATTTTATATGTTCATTTAAGTTGAGATCTTTTTCGACCGGGCCGCCGTACCAGAAGCCGTTTGCCCATATTTCGAGGCAGGCGGCCTGGAAAATGGTCAGAGATTGTAATTTGTCTAAAAATGATTTTTTATTAACTTTCCATTTTTCGTCATACCCGTACAGATCCATGGTGTCCGAACAGTTCAACAGCAGGTGTTGTCCTGCTATACCGGGTGTTAACATCGTGCTGTTAAATGCATCGATCATGAGGTTTAGTTCGCCGGCCGTAAATTTACCCCTGAGCTCGTGCATGGTTCGCTGAAAAAGCGGCATGAATGAGTCAATAATATATTCGAGGCCCTGGTTGAGGGTCCTGAAATGTTCCGGCAGAAATACCGCTGTTTTTTCACTGATTCTTGGAGCTGTTTTGACCATGTCTTCCTCCTTTCATGATAAAACCTTATGTAAAACTTCTATCGCTTTTTCCAAATCTTTGTTTGAGTAATTTAATCTTGGGGATTTCCACTTCTCCGGCAGATCCTCAACCATTAGATCACGCATTTTTTTAGGGATATTATTCCCTAATTTTTCATGAAATGAAAATCCATCAATTTCATACAAAGCATAATACATCCACCCTTTTTTGTGGATTTTTGTCGGTGAATACCTTTGAAGGATAATACCTTTTTTTTGATACAGATTTTTAGTGAGTTTTTCTTGTTTTTGTGATAATTTGGGCCGTTTTGCAATTTTAGAAATAATATGCAACGCTTCTCCTAAATTCATTTCCAATCTCCTTGTTGTTTATGTATTTCCCCCCTCCGCTAATCTGCATCGGCAACCTGCAATTCGTAGAGCCTGTAGCTGCCTGCCGGTAATACTATCATATCATGGCTGGTGTGTGATACCTCGATGTCTTGATCCGATCTAAAATAATTGCCGTTTCTGTACAGGCCGGGACTCCAGATTTTATGAGATTCAAAAACCTCCCATTTTTCCTCGTGATATAACTCTGTGCCCTCCGGTATTTTTTCCGGGCAGAATAACAAATCGCCCTGCCGGGTACATTCCGTGCATTTATGTACCGAGACGTTGAACAATTCAGCCATCGCATGAATTACGCCAACGCCGGAAAGTGTGATGTTATCATGTTCGTCAATTCCCATCCATTCTTCCAGGGCCACCTCGTGACCCCATTCGTCGCCGTTGTCGTCAATCCCGCAAAGATAGCCATTTCCGGTAGGTTCCAGTTTGTGCCTCCAGTCCCCGGAATATGATTTATATCCGGTTGATTTCATCGCTATAAATAACGCTGCCCTCCAGCGTTCGGACACATCGGCCAGATAATTTTTCTCAAACGGGGGCTTAAAATAATCTTTCAGGGCCTCTTTTGTTGCATTCCAAAATTTTCCAGATGCGATAGCCTCTGTATTTTTTCGAGCGATTTCAGCCTTTTCTGCTTTTCGCTCGGCCAGATATTCTGAGTTTGCACGGCGCAGTTGCGGCAACAATTCTTTTTGCCGTGCCTGTAATTCCGCTACCTGGGCCGTGAGCTTTTTTGTCCGTTTTTTGGCCTGCCGGCAATCGCTCAAAAACCGGTTACCCATTTCAATTTCAAATTGTTTTTTTGCCTCTGCCCGCCTGATGGGGCCGGTTTTAGTTTTGATGTTGATAGTCTCGAAAAAATCCTGGCAGAAATCAACAATCCGTGCAGCATTTTCAATGTCCCTATATATCCGTAACATCTCTTTCCACAATGGATTGCCGTCCCGGCGCAAATTTTTAGGGTAGTGAAGATGGTCTACCCTGAGATTGATCCGAGAGTCTGCTCTCAACCTCAATTCCGCCTGCACCGATCCATCTGTGACGCCATATTTTTTAGTCAAAATTACAGAATCTTTCAGCTCCTCCTCAATTTTTCTTTCAATTGTTGATATTTTCCTGTATGGTTTCATGCGACCTCCTGTTCCCCGCTTGAGCGGGAGGTTGTGGTTGAGCCCCATCGATGGTAGTCGATGGGGCTTTTTAAATTTTGTTTTACATATAATATAGCAATTGTTTTAGATACTGTCAAGTATTATTTTAAAAAAAAGTGAATAAAAATAGTTATAATAATCGTTATTAATATAAGCCTGGGTTATATTTAAGGGTTTGCGGGGTGTGATTGTTTCAGATATTTGGGCGTATCTTTTATGTATTTTTGCCTTTGGAAAATCATCCAGTTATATAGATCGACATTCAGGGCCCTCCAGGGTCCTTTTTCATTTCGCTTCCAGGCCGGTAAATTTTCACTCTCAACCAAATATGTAATTTGATTATGATCCTCTTTAACAAAATCACATATTTCCTCCGCACCTCTAAGACATTCAATTTTTTCAGGTGGTAAGTTTTTCATATTCCGGAGCTTCTCACCTTTCGGCCTGATTTTTTATCCGCTTTTCCCGTAGCGTCCGGAACCGACCAATACTTAATGCCCAAAACTTCGGCGGCCACCAGGTTGTAGACGGAAAGATCCCAGGCTTCGTTCGCCCTTCCGGACATACATTGCCAGAGCCCTTTTTCGTCAACATATTCTGCGGTCATCTGTCTTGCGTATTCTTGCGTCGCCTCGCTATGAAGATGCCAGGCGCCGGGATCCGCCGGGGCTATTTCGAGCTTGCTTGAAAGAAGATCTTTGAAGTAATTTACGTTCGCCCTTAACAGCCGGATTCCTCCGGGGATCGGTTTGTTTGAGCTTGGGTATGTGTCAATTTTGGTATATGAAAAAGGCTGATTCATGCGATGTTCGCCCTTGAACGGATAGACCCTGCCACGATGCAGGCGGCACCAGTCGTACACTTCCGATGTCCTGCCGCCCATGGCGTCCATCACCGCCAGGTGAACGATATATTGGTTTTTCCGATGATCCATATATATATCATTGAAAAGAACTTGTCCCAAAGCGGCAAATGACGTGACAAAACCTTCTCTGATCTGCCAGCTCTCCTGGATGAGACCGTATCCCCATGCTTTGATTTCAAAATAAAAACCGGGCTTGTGAGTGTCCACGGCGGCGGTAAGACCCGCCACGATATCGCTGTTATTTCCCGGAACGAGACCACGGGGCCGGTCATCACGCAATGCTAAAACTGTGTCCTCTTGTCTTTCAACCGTGTAATCTAGCCATGGTTCAGCTTTGTGGGCGTTTTGAAAATCTTTTAATTTTGTTTTATTTTTGAGACCACGCAAAAACGCCGCCGCCACTTCGGAAAGACTGACAAAATAGGAAATCCAGGATGGGACATGAAAACCGATTTTCAAGGGCCGATGTTTCTTAAGATATTTGGAGAGTCCGTCCCCTGTTTTTCTTACCCTCCATTCTCCATTTTTTACCGCTTTGTTTCTGTGTTCGTCTTTCCATTTTTCGCCGCAATCCGGGCATTCATACCAGGCAAGTTTTTCGGATTCCATTCTTTCAGGATCCGGGTGTTCGTCACTTATACCCCTGGACCATTTGATCTGCTCAAAAGTCATAAGGTGCATGTCGTCGCAAAAGGGGCATTTAACCCAAAAGTCAAATATAACCTGGGCTTCTTTTGTGAGCGCCTGCCATATGTGACCGGCTTCTATGGTGGGGGTGGATAGCTTCCAGATTTTGCGATTCCACTTATAAGTGGT